GCCTCTTTTTTGCGCGCGCAGGTTTTGGGGGGTGGGGGGTATGCCGGAGGGCGAGGTGTCACATGGGTCAACGTGGTCCAGTCGGTAAGCCGCACGAGCTGAAGCTGCTTGAGGGTGGCCGCGGGCATCGGCCGATCGACCTGACGTCGGTGTTCCGGCCGGAGGTTGCAGTCCCGTCGGTGCCGAAACACCTGACGCGCGAAGCGCGCAAGGCATGGAAGCGGCTGACACCCGAGCTCGAGCGCTACAACCTGATCAGCAAGGTCGACGCCGATGCGCTGGCGATGCTGTGCCAGACGATTGGCCGACTCGAGCTGATCGAGCAGTCGATCAAGGCCAAGCAGGAGCTGCTGCTCAGCCAGGGCAAGGACCCGAGCGAGGCGCTCATCGGTTTCACGCCGAAGGGCATGCGCATCCAGTCCGTCCAGTACCAGATCCTGAATCGCGAAATGGACAAGCTGCGCAACCTGCTGGCGGAGTTCGGGCTGACGCCGGCGCAACGTGCCCGCGTCACGACCGGCATCCGCGGTCAGCTCAAGCTGTTCGATGGCGGCGAGGGCAAGCCCGCCGAGCCGGCGCAGCCGGCCGGATTCGCCGAGTTCGATTGAGCAGCTATGCCTCTCGCGCGACGGCGTATGCGCAGCGCATCGTGGCCGGCGAGGAGACAGCAGGCAAGTTCGAGCGCCTGGCATGCCGGCGCTTCTTGCGGGATCTTGAGAGGCAAGGCAGCGATGGCTTTCCGTACGTGTTCGATGAGGCGATCGGCGCCCGGGCATGCCGCTTCATCGAGCTGCTGCCGCACATCAAGGGCGAGTGGGCCAAGCCGGCGTACATCGACGGCCGGCTCGGCTACGCAAAGATCAAGTTGGAAGACTGGCAGGTATTCATCGTGATCAATCTCTTCGGATGGCGCCACGTGCAGACGCTGCTGCGCCGCTTCCGTCGCGTCTACGAGGAAGTGGCGCGGAAGAATGCCAAGAGCACGCTGGCAGCTGCCATCCTGCTGTTCATGACCGCGGCCGACGCCGAGCCCGGCGCGCACTGCTACAGCGCAGCAACCACCGGCGACCAGGCGCGCGAGGTGTTCGACGTTGCTCGCAACATGGCTGTTCGCGAGCCCGAGTTCCTGCAGCGGTTCGGCGTTGGCGTGGGCAAGCACGACATCACGATCGAGTCGACGGCCAGCAGCGCAAAGCCGCTCAACGCCGAAGGCTCCACGCTCGACGGCCTGAACGTGCACTTCGCGTGCATCGACGAGCTGCACGCTCACAAGACGCGGGCGGTGTACGACGTGATCGACTCGGCGACCGGCGCGCGGTCGCAGCCGATGATCATGATGATCACGACAGCGGGCAGTGATCGCAGCGGCATCTGCTACGAGCAACGCACCTACACCGTGAAGGTGCTCGAGGGCGTGGTCGAAGATGAAACATGGTTCGGCATCATCTTCACGCTCGACGAAGGCGACCTGTGGCACGACCCGAAGGTCTGGCGCAAGGCAAACCCGAACCTCGGGGTGAGCGTCAAGGCCGACGACATGGAAGCGGCGATCCGCAAGGCCATGGCCATGCCCAGCGCGCAGGGCAACGTACTGACGAAGCGCCTGAACGTCTGGGTCAACGCCGACAGCGCCTGGATGGACATGCAGGCCTGGGATCGCTGCGGTGATCCGACGTTGAAGGTCGATCGCGTGAAGCACCTGACGTGCATCGCCGCGCTCGACCTGGCCAGCAAGATCGACGTCGCCGCGAAGGTGCGCCTCTTCCACGACGAGGAGGCCGACCACTACTACCTGATCCCCACGTTCTGGCTGCCCGAGCGCGCCGTCGAGCAGGGCCGCAACAGCCAGTACGACGGCTGGCGCCGCGCGGGCCACCTGCAGGTGACCGATGGTGAGGTGATCGACTTCGATCAGATCGAGGAAGAGATCCGTGCAGACGTTTGCACGTTGCAGGTCCGCGAGATCCCGTTCGACCCGTGGCAGGCGACGCAGCTGGCGAGCCACATGCTGGCCGAAGGCGCGCCGATGGTCGAGTTCAGGCAGACCGTGCAGAACATGAGTGAGCCGATGAAGGCGCTCGAGGCACTCGTGCTGCAGCGCAAGCTCACGCACGACGCCAACCCGATGATGGCCTGGATGATGAGCAACGTCGTGTGCCACCGCGACGCGAAGGACAACATCTATCCGCGCAAGGAACGCGAGGAAAACAAGATCGACGGGCCAGTGGCGGCAATCATGGCGATCGGTCGCGCGCTGCCCGGTGAGGCGGCCAATCCGATGGGGGCGTACCTGACCTTCATCAACTCCCAGCAGCAGGCGGTGCCGACATGAACCTGTGGCAGAGCGTTCGCGCCGGCGTTGCGAACATCGTGAGTCGCTTGCGCCCGATCTTCGAGCGCGTGTTTGTTTCCACCCGCCAGGCGGGAGTCGCGGTCACCGAAGACACGGCGCTGACGTATTCAGCGGTGTGGGCGTGCGTGAGCGTCATCTCGCGAACGATCGCAGCGATGCCATGGCACGTGTTTGAACGATCCGCGCAGGGTCGCAAGACGGTCGAAGGGATGGTGAGCTGGCTGCTGAACAACCAGCCCAACGCGGAAATGACGGCGTTCTCGTTCCGCGAGGCGCTGATGCTGCACGTGCTGACATGGGGAAATGGCTACGCCGAGATCCAACGCGACCTCGCAGGCCGCCCTGTCGCGCTATGGCTGCTGCTGCCCGATCGCGTGACACCGGCGCGCGATGTCGAGACGGGCGCCCTGATTTACAGGGTCTGGGACGACGCCGGCGGCATCGTCGAGCTCGCCGCAGACCAAGTGCTGCATATCCACGGCATGGGGTTCGATGGCCTGGTGGGTTATTCACCGATCCGGATGGCGGCACGAACGATCGGCATGGCGATCGCGCAAGATGTTTTCGGGCAGTCGTTCTATGCGAACGGCACGGTCTTCGGCGCAGTGCTTGAGATGCCGGGTGGCATGAACCCCGCCCAGATCGCCGAGTCTGAGAAGTACTACAACGATCATCACAAGGGTCCCGACAAGGCATTCAGCATTCGTGTCGCGCCGGCTGGCGTCAAGGTGCACAACCTGAGCATGCCGATGACGGACGCACAGTTTCTCGAGTCGCGCAAATTCTCCGTCACCGAGATCGCGCGCTGGTACGGCGTGCCGCCGCACAAGATTGCCGAGCTCGATCGCTCGACCAACAACAACATCGAGCACCAAGGCATCGAATTCGTTTCCGATGCCATCGTGCCCTGGGCCGTGCGGCTCGAGCAAGAAGTCAACGTCAAGCTCTTCGGCATTCGTGCGCAGGGTCGCGTCTACACCAAGCTGGCCGTGAACGCGTTGATGCGTGGGGACTCGAAGTCGCGCGCTGAGTTCTATCGGTTGATGACGCAGATGGGTGCGATGTCGATCAACGAGGTCCGTGCGATGGAGGACTTGAACGGCATCGGCGCGGCTGGCGACCAGCACCTGGTGCAGCTCAATCAGACGACGCTCGAGTGGCTCGTCGAGAACCCCGAGGGCGCCAAGGCTTCGGTGACGGAGTCAACAGCGCCGGCGCAGGAATCCGCATCAACAACGGAGGCCAGCGGTGACACGCCGAGCCAAGCAGATCGCGCCGGCAATGTCATACGAGCCGGCGCACTCGAGTGGTACAGGGCAGCAAGGAGACAGGCATGAACGTCCAGTTCAAGGCGAAGGGCACTCGCGGCGAGATCTGGCTGTACGACCAGATCGGCGCCAGCTTCTGGGGCGACGGCATCACCGCAAACGAGTTCCGCAAGGAACTGGCGGCGCTGGGCAAGGTGAGCACGATCAATGTGCGGATCAACAGCCCGGGCGGCGACGTCTTCGACGGCTTCGCGATCTACAACCAGCTCGTGCAGCATCCGGCTGAGATCGAAGTGGATGTCGACGGCGTCGCTGCCTCTATCGCGTCGATCATCGCGATGGCCGGCAACACGATTCGTATGGCCAAGAACAGCATGATGATGATCCACAACCCCCAGGGCGTGGCCATCGGCGATTCGAACGAGATGGACCGCGTCAAGGCGCTGCTGCAGCAGGTGAAGGGGAACCTGACCACAACGTACGTGGACCGCACTGGCAACTCGGTTGCCGACCTCGAGGCGTGGATGGACGAGGAGACATGGTTCACCGCCGAGGCCTGTGTCGAGCGCGGCTTCGCAGACCTCGTCACCAAGGAGTCGCGTGTCGCGGCCTGCTTCGACCTCTCGCGCTTCCGCAACGTCCCTCAGGATCTGAAGGCACGGGTCGCCGGCGCTGTAGCGCAGCCGAACCTCGACATGCGTCGCGCGCGCATCCAGCAACAACAGGAGCGCGTCAGCGCTGTCTTGCGGGCCTGAAGGCCTGCCCTCGAATCCCGGCTCTGCCGGATAACCCGCCGCCTCCTGAGGCGGCTTTTTCATTGGAGCCCAAGGAACCATGTATCAAGCCCTCAAAGCCCGGTCGGCGAAGCTGACCGCTATCAGCATGGCCGCGCTGGCCGCATTGGCGGCGCCGGCAATCATCATCAACGAAGCGCCCGACGCCCTCGAGGGCTTGAAGATGCGCCTTGCCGAGCTCAACGAGACAAGCGCGGCAATCCAGGCCAAGGCCGACGCCGAGAAGCGTGACCTGACGGTCGACGAACAGAAGGAGCTCGACGCCTGTCTGACCGAGTTCGAAGAGGTCGAGGCATCGATCAAGCGTCGCGAGCGCATCCAGGCCCAGGCCGGCCGGCTCTCGCAGCCGCAGCCGCGCCGCACCCAGCCGAATCCTGTCGCCGACACCGAGCCGGCGCCGGTCGACAACACGGCGCCGCGCGGCTCTCGCGATGGTCTGCAGAACACCCGGCTGCGCACGCTCGAAGAGCGTCAGCGCTGGGGTTTCACCTCGATGGGCGAATTCGCGACTGCCGTGCGCGGTGCCATCGTCAACCCGTCGAACATCGACACCCGGCTGACCAATGCGGCGACGACCTACGGCTCCGAAGGCGTGGGTGCCGATGGTGGCTTCGTGGTGCCGCCTGAATGGCGCGCCGAGATCATGAAGAACGTCGACGCTGAAGACGGCATGCTCGCCAGCACCGACGTGCAGACGATCAGCGGCAACTCGATCACGTACCCGATCGACGAATCGCCGGCGTGGGCGTCGAGCGGCGGCATCCGCGCCTACTGGGACGGCGAGGCGAACACCATGACGCAGTCGAAACCTGCGTTGAAGGACCTGACCGTCAAGACGCACCGCCTTACCGCGCTGGTTCCGGTGACGGAAGAGCTGCAGCAGGATGCCCCGGCGATGTCGACCTACATCACGGGCAAGGCCGGCGAAGTCATCGCGTTCAAGCTGAACGACGCGATCATCAACGGAACCGGCGCCGGCCAGCCGCTGGGCATCATGAATGCCCCTTGCAAGGTGACCGTGACGAAAGAGTCTTCGCAGACGAACGGGACCATCCACGGGCGCAACGTGCTGAAGATGATGGCGCGCATGCCCGCATCGAGCTTCAAGCGCTCGGTGTGGCTCGTGAATCAGGATTGCCTGCCGCAGATGGGTGGCCTGGCCATGGATGTGACCAAGGCGGACGGCACAGCCGCCGGCGCCGGCATCCTGTACATGCAGCCGCAAGGGCTGGCGAACCAGAGTGCGTTCGGCTCGATCCTCGGGCGCCCCGTGGTGGTCACCGAGGCGTGCGCGACCATCGGCACCGAAGGAGACATCATCCTCGCCGACATGTCGAAGTACCTGTCGGTGGTCAAGGGTGGGCTCAAGACCGACTACTCGATCCACCTGTGGTTCGACCAGGCGATCAACGCCTTCCGGTTCATCCTCCGCATGAACGGGCAGCCGTGGCTCTCTGCCGCGATCGCCCGCAAGAACGGCAGCAACACGCTGTCCCACTTCATCACCCTGCAGACCCGCTAAGGCGCGGCGAGCCACCTCTACAAGGAGCACAGAAATGACCATCGGACTCAATGGCCGGCTCGACGAGCACGTCGTGCAACTGCAAGCAGCAGCAGACCTGCTGCTGACCAGCACCGTCGGCGACACGAAGTACGTGTCGATGAAGAACTTCCGCAAGCTGCAGATCATCATCGACATCGCCAATGGCACGACGGTGACCGGATCGACGATCACGCTGAAGCAGGCCAAGACTGTCGCTGGCGGCAGCGAAAAGGCCTTGGCCTTCACGCGCATGCTGGCGAACACCGACGTGGCTGCAGCTGCGACGATGGTGGAGACTGCGGTGGTGTCCAACACGTTCACCACCGACACGACGAACAGCAAGAACCTGCGCTACATCCTCGAAGTCGACTCTGAGCAGCTGGACGCGGCGAACGGCTTCGACTGCGTGCGGCTCGACGGCACCGGTCACGCGGCGACGGCGTCGCGCGGGGTGTGCGTGACGTACATCCTTTATGGCGCACGTTACAGCGGCGCAGATCCGCTGGTCGACTAAGCCGCGCGCGTGGCGGGGATGCCCGGAAACGAGCGGGCATCC